TATATGGACCCTGTTGAGAAACAATACCGACAACTAGAAACCCGAATGAAAGCATTTGAGCAAGAAAAAGCAGTGCGAGATTTGGAGAAGACAGTTGAGTCTCTGTCACGGAAGTATGGTGATGCGTTTGATGCAGATGAAGTAGTTGCTAAAGCTTTGGCTACTGGTAACTCTAATCTGGAAGCCGTCTATAAACAGACAGCGTTTGACCGAATATTTGAACAAAGTTTAACTACCTCGCAGGTGAAAGCCAAGAAGGCAGAAGAAGAAAAAGCTATTGTTCAATCTAAACGGGATGCCGGTGTCGTGTCTAAGGGCGCTTCTTCAAAAAGCGCTGACGTTTCTTCCAAACCCGTAACCACACTACGCGAAGCTTTTGAGTTGGCAAAACGCCAAATTAACGGCTAGCACTAACAACAGGAGATATTATTATGGTCGCTGCAAACAGCAACTTTGACAATCTATTAACAACAACGCTTGCGAACTATCGCTCGACGTTGACTGACAACGTATTTACCGCACGTCCTTTGACTTACAAGTTGATGGAGGGTGGCCGTATTCGTATGCTTAACGGTGGCACTAAAATTGTTGAGCCGCTAATCTACGGACAGAACAGCACAGTTGGTTCATACAGTGGATACGAGACACTTTCTCTTACCCCACAAGAAGGCATCTCAGCAGCTGAGTTTGAGTGGAAGCAATATGCAGCATCCATCGCAATCAGCGGTATCGAGGAAGCCAAGAACAACGGTGAGCAAGAAATCATTAACCTTTTGGAAGCAAAGATTATGCAGGCTGAAGAGTCAATGCGTGAATCTTTCAACCAGATGTTCTTCGCAGACGGAACTGGCAACAGTAACAAAGACTGGAACGGCTTGGGCAACCTTGTTGAATCAGGAAACACTGTTGGTGGAATTAACTCAAGCACCTATTCGTGGTGGGCTTCAAAAGAAGAGAACACAAGCGCTGCTTTGACTCTTGCTCAGATGTCATCCCTTTACAACAGCGTTTCGGTTGGCAATGACCACCCAGACTTGCTTCTTACGACTCAAACATTGTTTGAGAAGTACGAAGCTTTGTTGCAACCACAGTTGCGTTACACAGACACTAAGACAGCAGATGCTGGTTTCCAGAACCTTCTGTTCAAGGCTGCTCCTGTAATGTACGATGTGCATTGCACAGCTGGTGTGTTCTACATGCTTAACAGCAAGTACCTCACACTTGTTGGTCACTCAGGCAAGTGGTTCTCACAAACATCATTCATCTCACCAGAAGATGTGGATGCTCGTTACGCACTTATCATGTGCTACGGAAACTTAACTGTCCGTAACCGTGCTAAGCAGGGTAAATTGACAGCTAAGACCGCCTAACCAATCTAACAACTAAGGAGAAAATGATAATGCCACTATTAGCAAATGATACAGACGGTGCGGTAACACGTAAGCGTCTTGAGACATGGGCTGCTCTTCGTGAGAAGGTAACTATTGTTGCCGCTACCGATGCTGCAACCGTTCAAACAGCAGCACAACTTTCTGGTGCGGGTCGTGTAGTTTACACGATGACGCCAACAGCCGGTCGTACTCTGACAACGCCAACAGGTGCACAATTGGGTACGGGCTTTACCGACGAAGCAGTAGGGACCTCGTTTGAGTTCACTGTTGTTAACGTCGCAGCATCTACACACGCAATCACATTGACTGCTGGTGCTTCTGGTGTAACACTTTTGGGTGTTGCAGGAATGGCAACTGTTGCAGCAGCAACATCAGCAACTTTTGTTGGTGTGTTCACTGCAGCAGACACAGTAAGTATCTACCGAAAGTAATTCAATTGTTGAGTGGGGGATAAAAGCCCCCACTCAACTTATAGTTAGGAAAAGTTTAATGGCTATGAAAAAAATGGTTAAAAAACCAGCAAAAAAAGAAACAGGTCAGGATAAATTACAAAGACTTTCTGACACTTATCAATATGCCAACGCATCAAAACGTTCCAATTCGCCAAGTGCTTCAACCAGGTCACGCACATCGGGAATAGCTTTCATGAAGCAACAAAACAAAATGCCTAATGCTCAGGTTTATGCTGTTGGTATGAGTAAAAGAGACAGAATGATGGACGCGGCAGGTATAAAAACTGGTGTTAAATTTGTAAGTCCAGATAAACCTTTTGACAAAAATTACACCGTAACAAAAAAACCGATGAGTGGCGGTAGAGGTGGAAATCCTAAAACTGTTACAAAATCTAAAGGTCGTAATAAGTATTAATTCGTAGTTTGGGGTGCACCTCAAGTAACGAAAAGGACAAGTAGTGATGAATAACGCACAACTGTCTGGCGCATATTACGGAGTACCTGTTCAAGGTATCCGACCTGCTGCCGAAACTCCAGGTTCACGCTTGGCATCACCTAGTGGCCCATATCTAGGGCGAGGCAATTTCTGTTCAGCCAATGACGATACCTGCACGGGCCGTAAGGCTAAAGGCACAGATTTGTGCATGGGACATCTACGAAGCGCAGGTGAAGCCTAATGGCAATGAGCCTTACTAATGTTCGGCTCATGGTTCGTAACATCTCGGACCTAGATACTACGGACGTACCTAACTCGGTTCTTGACGATTTTGTCAAAGAGGCGTTTCAGCGCATCATTGTGCTTGAACGCCGTTGGCCTAAGTATCAAGAAACATATACGTTTAATACGGTTGCTAATCAACGTGCGTACACAATTGCGACTATTGGTGACATTCGAGAGGTTATTTCACTTGTAGACACTTCTACTTCTGGTAGTCGTTTGACGATGATTCCTTATGATAACGCTGAGGAAATATGGCTGGGTAATACAGATGTTGCTAGCCGCCCATACTTTTATGCTTTGTGGGATGGTCAGTTGCATTTGTATGCCAAGCCTGATGCTGTGTACCCAATTACGGTACGAGCGTACCGTAATCCTGTTTACACATGGTTAACATCTATTACGCAAACAATTGATTGCGACGAATGGTTCCATATCCTGCTTGTGTATTTTGTGCTTTCGCGCGTGTACCAGCGTCAGGAAGACCCCGAGCTTTCTCAAATGTACCTAAAGTCATTTGAGGAAGGCGTTGCTATGGCACGTCGAGACTTAATGAAGACACCTAGCGCACGACCAATGTTGCTTTCTGGTGGGAGACAGTATCCTACTATGCGTCGTTGGTTGCAAACACTTGGTGCAACTCTAGGTACTTAATGAGTCAAATAATCCTTGAACGTTACGACGACTTTACTGGTGGCTTGAACCTTCGAGCCGACCAGTTTCAATTAGCTCGTAATGAGTCACCTGACATGTTAAATGTTGAGATTGACCCTAGAGGTGGTGTATTTAGTCGTGGTGCTATGCAACGGTTAAACACAACAGCTGTGGCGGGTACTTGGGCTCCGAATAAATTGCACCCATTTTATGGTGACACTTCAACAGTCATGTTGGCTAATAGTACAAAGGTTTATCGCTCCACTGGCAATGCCTTTACAACGCTTGCTTTCTCATCTGGCAACGACATCGCCACGGCTAACGCCGATGGCGCGTCGTTTGCCAACTGGGGAAATACTTTATATATCAGCACAGGAGCAACAGGAACGGCAGGATACAAATGGACTACGGGTTCTACATACGCAACCGCATTAACAGCATCTGGACCTACATGGCAAGCGTTAGTAAGTCCGGTTGGTGGTTTTATGCCAAAAGCAGAGCACAACATTGTGCACGCAAACAAAATGTTTGTGGCAAACACAAAGGAAAATGGGGTGGCTTACCCTGACCGAGTGCGATGGTCGCACGAAGGTTTACCAGAAGACTGGCTAGAGGATGACTACATTGATGTTAAGGGTGGTGGCAGTGGTGTCAATGCTTTGGCTGTTGTTCAGGGTCAGTTAGTTATTTTCAAAACTAATGCAATCTATTTGTTGGTTGGTACTGAGACTGCAAACTTTTCTGTTGTTGAATTAACTTCACATCTTGGTACATCTAGTCGAAATAGTATTGCTGTTGCTGAGCAGGGAGTGTTTTTTTATTCAACTCCAGAAGGTTTGTTTTACTACAACGGTTCTTCAGTTGAGGACATTTATGCACCGATACGCCCTGTTGTTCTTGACAAAAAACTTAGTACTTTAAGCACAGAACCATTTAGTGTTTCTTATGTTGGTCGTCGTGTTTGGTTGGCGTTGCCGTATGACGAAGAAAACGCAGCAACTGCCCCAACTGCTAATTTTGTTTTTGACCCAACTATTGGGGCAAAAGGTTCGTACATGCAGTTTGCTACTCATGATAGCAAAGGTGTCATTGGTGGCATAGATTGGACTGATTCAAACAACGACAACTATCGTTTGTTTATTCATCCAACACAAGCTTATGTGCTTAAGGTCGATTTGTATGATGAGGAAAAAGACAACATAACTGGTACTGCAACTGGTTTTATTTCTTACTACAGAACTGGTTGGGTTGACGGTAAGACTTATGCTCAAAAGAAAATGTTTCGTAGACCAGACATTGCTTTTAAACAAGTTGATACAGCACGTCTTGTTAATGTAAAAGTGTTTCACAATTATGAAGAGTCTTCTGGTTCGGAACGCAAACAGTTTGACGCATCGTTGGGTGCTTCTAGTAGTGGCATGTTGTGGGGTAGTGGTAACTGGGGTAGTGGTTTGTGGGGCAAGAAATCAATTGGTGTGCAGGTCATAAATGGCTCAACTCTTGGGTTGGCTCGTTCTATCCAATTATTGTTTACTGGCCCTGTTGGTAATGACTGGGGTTTTGACTCTATCGCTTATAAATATAACAACCGAAAGTTGACAGGCTAATGGCTCTTACCGTACCGTATACATTTACTACCGCAACTGTTGCTGAGGCAGGTGAAGTTAATAGTAACTTCACCGCCGTCAAGAACTTTGTTGATGCACTTCAAACTGGTGTCAACATTAATACTGACGCAATTATTACAGCCAAAATTGCAGACGATGCTGTTACTACAGCTAAAATTGCAAACAACGCCGTAACAGCAACAAAGCTTGCACATACAGCTGTTACTCCTGGTTCGTACACAACAGCAAGTATTACGGTTGACCAGCAGGGTCGTATTACTGCGGCAGCTAATGGTACTAGTGGTGTTGCTGGTGACAGCGACCAATTGGTTTTGGGTTCGCAGGTGTTTGGCTGATGACAGTTTGGACTCCACCACAAATCAATGCTTTGAAGACTACTGATGCACGTACTTTGCAGCAAATCTTTTTTTCGTTATCTCAAGAGCTTGGCAAAATGGGTAAAGAGATTGAGCAACTAAAAGTTGATGTAAGCAAGAACGATAGACAACAATATCAAAGGATTAAGTAATGGCATTTTTTAACCCTGCTGATTACGAAGCTCGTAGACGAACCGCAACACAATCTTTTGGTGCTACTGGCGCAATGAATGCGTACGCTAATTTTCTTTCACAACAACGTGGTACGCGCGAAAGAACAAACATGATGGAGCAGTACGACAAAGCACAGCCGCAAATTACGGCTGGTTATGCTCGGCGTGGACTCCAAGGCCCCAATGTGCAATCAGGAATATTTGCTCGTGGTTTGCAAGACTTTGCAAAACAACGAGCTCAAGGTTTACAACAGTTTGACCAAGGACAAATGGACTCAAACCGTATGTATGATTTAACAGAGGCACAACGACTTGAAGCATTTAGAAACCAAATGGCTGATATGGAATCGGAGAAAGCACAAACTATTGCCGATTCGGCACGTCAGTTATTTGCTAATAGGGTGGGAGCAATCTAATGGCTTTAGGAGTAACTAAATATAATCCACTTGCGCAAGACCCGGATTATCCACAAACACCATCTAGTGTTAAGAGTGCTTCGGCAATTACGAATCCTACAAATTCTGGTAGTTTGACGGCTGTTACGAGTCAATTTCCGTCTATGCCAATACCGGGCCAAGTCGTATACGATGCAAATGGTATTGCGATACCAGATTTAGCAGCCAAAACACGAGGCGCATATGAATTGGGATTGGGACAAAATGATACACTGTCTCAAGCTTGGTACAATATCGACCCAACAAAAACTCAATTTGGTGGCGCAACTACACCAAAACCAGTTGTGAGTTCTACAAAAACTGGTGGTACTGGTGGTACTGGCGGTACTGGCGGCATGACCGCAACAGAGGCATTGGCTTTAGCTAAATTTAATTATGACAAACAACAAGATGCCCAAAAACTTGGTGGTCTCCAAAACTACTATGATTCTGGTGCTGTCAATACAGGTTTTGACAAACTTTTGGCAATGATTGGCGAACAAGGCAAAACATCCGAAGCCGCCGTAAGTGGTGCTTACGACAAAGCAATAACAAATCTTAATCAAGGTTATGATGCTGCTAAAGATTTGGGAGATTCTGGATATGCCGCCTTAAACGCCTATCTAGGGGCAAATCAAAACGACCCCTATGCCGGAATGCAAGCAACCGTAGGTAGCGCTCCAGATGCCCTCACACAGTACCTAGGCGCGTATGGCGTGTCCGACAAGCCAGTGCAGGGACAAATACAGGCTGACCAATTACAGGCCCAACAAGGAGCTGGTAACTATCAGAACCTTATTAACTTACTTAGTTCTGTTGCCCAGAGTGGCGCTTCGTCGCGTGGCGCCGAAAGCGCTATGGGACAAAACTTGTTTAATACAACTCTTGGACAAGAACGTGCTGGATACAGAACTAAAGCTGAGATGGCACAAGCTGACGCTATGCGACAAATTCAAGAAGCAATGTATCAACAAAGAATGGCTCAAGAAAGCGCACGCAATTCTCAATTGCAACAATTAGCACAAGCTTTAGCTGCGGCTGGTGGTCAAACTGGTAGCGGTGGAGTAGCACCTGCAGCATCTGCAGCACCTTTTGTGCCAACTCAAACAGTCGTGCCACCCACATCAGAAGATGGAAGAACAGCTCAACAAATTCAATATGGAAATCTTATTAGAAATGCGCCCGGTCAAAACACTGATGATTTACTTCAAGCGCTTAATGCTCGTCGTGGTTACTAGGGTAACGAAAGGAATATAGATTGTGAGCAATGTCGGTATAGACGAACAGCAATTCAATGCAATTAGTGCATTTTTAAAGTCGTTACGAAGTGGAAACAGTTTAAATGCTTCTGATTTAAATATGCTCAATAATGACATATTGGGTGTATTCAGCAATACATATACGCCAAAATATATTGGTAAAACACCAGAACAACTTATGAGCGACCATGCTCCTGATTTTTTTACAGTCAATCAAACTGGCGACCAAATGCTTATGGATATTGCCTCTGATATTGCTAACGGTAATGATATTTGGACTGTTAAACAAAATATAAAAAACATACTTGCTCAACAGCCAGTTGGTACAAACGACATTCAAACCTCGGAATACCTTCAACAAGCCGACATGTATTACAACCAATGGAATTCATACAAAAAAGCCGAACGAGAAGACGCTCAATTCAAGATAGACAATGACCCTTTTCGTAAAAATGGTTTACCAGGTTTTGACGAAACATACGACCCACAACAAGTATTTGCTGGCGATTTTGAAAAGACGGCACAAAGATTTCAAGATGCACGAAAAGCCAAAGATGCCCAAAAACAATTGTTGGCACCAAAAACAAATACTTCAGAGGGTGGAATTCGTGTTAATCCAGATAACCCTAAATATAATCCAGAAAATTATTTAAATACTGACATTAAAGATGGTGGACTAATCGATGCTATTCAAGGTGACAAACAAAATATAACAGATAAAGATTTTTTGAAACAAATTAAAGATATTGACAAAAGAGTTAAAATGATTTTGGATAATGAGCAATATGCCGCAACATATTATCGTTCTCCGGGATTAACCGCACAAAAACTTGCGGCTTCATTGAAGGAACAATTAAATCGTGGTTTAAGTACTGGATTAGACCCTCTTCGGGGTGGAACAGGCAAAGAACGTAGTCGACCATATACCGCAAACGAAAAAGCTGCTATTCAGCAATATATTTCTTCATTGGAGCAAGGAACGCCAGCTACAACAAAAACAACTGTTGCTTCATCCAAAACTCCAGAAGGTTTAAAAATGGCTCAACAGGCTTTACAAAATCCAGTTGACAAAAAAACATCAGCCCAAAAAGGTGTAGCTGCTTCTGGCTTAAGTTCAGAATACGAGGGTTCTGTTAAACAAGCCATGATTGATATTCTTGCAAATAAACTTGCGACAGAGGGAAGAACGCCACTAAAAGATGCATTGACCGCGCGTGGTTTAGTTGCTTCGTCGGCAAACACATCTAAAACCAAAGCTGGAAAAAATTATACAGTTAAAGGTTCTCAAGTAGTTCCAATGGGCAAATAATGGCGGCAAACGACAATAGTAAGCTTTATCAACAATTGGCCGCATTAAATACTCGTCCACAAAATGCTGTTGTGCCATCTCGGTCAAATGCTCTTGATTTTCGAGATGCCACAATTAGGGCGATGCAATCTGCGCCCGGCTTATCGGAAAGACTTAAATTAATTTCGCAAGGTGCACCGCCTAAACCAAGTGGTGCCCTTGGCACACTTGGCAGCTTGGCTGTTAATAATCCTCTTACTAAAGGCATACTTGGTGGTTTAACCGCAATAGACATTCCTCGACGTGCGGTAATATCTGGTATTAAAGAATTTAAAGATGCTGTTGATAATAATCCAAATACAAAAGCAAGTTTTACTGATTATAGAAGTCAGGTAGCAGACCCAACTTTTGGTTTTGGAAGAGTAATGCCAATGGGTGGATGGGGCGGTCGTGTTGTTGGTTTGTTTGGCGATTTAATATTTGACCCAATTAACTGGGCAACACTTGGTGGAGCAATTTTAAAAAAATCTGTTGTAAAAACAGGAGAGTTTGCTGCAAGTACCGCAGCAAAAGAATTAGCCGAATTAAGTTCGGAAGAACTTATTGCTGGTGGCTTCAATCAATTAGCAGACAAAGTTATTGCTACTTCTGCAACTGAAGCTGGTAAAACAACTAATTTGCGCAAGTTTTTGGGTGTTAAGAAAATTCAAGGAAGAGCTGGTAATGAGGCTTTGGCTTCTGGTGCAGCAAAACTTGGTGCTACTAATAGCGAAGTTGCTGAAATTTTGGCACGCGGGCGAAACGCTGTGCCTGAACCAATTGTTAAATTAATGGGATTAAATGACTATGGTATTTATTATTTTGGTTCAAGAATTAAAGTGCCGTTTAGTGGAACAATAGGACAGGGGCTTGCGGCTGGACTCACAAAAGGTCGATTGGGCATTTTGTCTACAAGACCCGGTGAGTATTTGGCAAGAATGGCTACACCTAACGGAGTTGCTGGTGGCATGTCTTTGCGAGATATTCGATTTGCCGGTAGAGCTGGAAAAGAATTTCCAAGTGGCTTAACTCCCAAAATGGGCTTAGCCATTTTGGATGGAGAAAAAGCTATGCGTGCAGCTAAGGGAATAGCCGCACGAGACGCTGCAAAACTTATTGGAGACACATTAAATCATCCAGATGTTAAAGCCGAAGCCGATGTAATATACAAATTTTTAGATACTGATGTAATACCACCGAATATTAGCGATAGACAAAAACGTGCTATTGACATAATTCAAAATGCCACAAATCAACTGTATAGAAACATTGAGTCTAATGGAAAAGCTGTTGACGTTAATTTTAAGATAGCTAAATGGCGTGAGCGTTATTTTCCTCACAAACTGACAGCTGCTGCTCAGAAATACTTAGAGGGCACAGCTTCAAAACGAGTTGAAGACATTAGACAGTATCTTAAAGTAGACCACTCAAATATCGGTGGTTCTTTTGAGTCGCGCAACCTTGAAGCATTAGTTAAGTCTGGTAAAAAAGATGTTGATTGGTTTGGGACAATTTTAACCGAACAACATATTGCTGGCGGAATTGAGACCCTAAACGAGCTTGCTCGAAATGGTGGATTTAAAGGTGATTTTTTTGAAACAAATATTAATCGAGCCCTTACTTCATATTTAGAAAACTATACAGAGGGTCTTGGCACAATTGCTTTTTATCGAAGCCTAAAAGAAGCCGGTAGCGACATTGGTGGAATGGCCGTTAGTCGTGGCATGATTACCAAAGAAGCGCTTGATGGTATTGTTAGCGCACCCGAACAAGCTCACAGGTTATTAATTTCTACAATGATGGCAGCTAAAGAAAATGCTAAAAAATACATAGATGCGGTTATTAAAGAAGCTCAGACCGATTTAAAAACTCAACAAAAAGTTGCAAATGTTACGACTGATGAACTTGTCAATATTCTTGATACTGGGGTACGAGAAACAAAAATTCAGGCTGGTAGAACCGCTGATGCGGCTGTGCAAAAAACCACACTTGACAACTTGGCTAAAGCAAGAGAAACATTTGCTTTACAAAAAGCAAATGTAATAAAGAATTATTTAGCTCTTGCTAATCAATTTGAAAAAGCTTCTTTTATTGCCGAAGAACTTGGTGCTCGACATACAAATCTTGCAGGTGCTCTTGACCAAATGGACGCACGATTACGACTGTACGCCGATTCTATTGTAGATTATGGCACAAACTACGAAGCCAAAATGCAAATGGCTAAAGATTTAGAAATTTTAAATAACACAATAGACATCAATATTAGAGAAGTTCAATCAACAATTGACAACTTGGGTCAACATACACACGAATTTGTCAATGACGCAATTGGCGGCATTGTGGATTATGCACTAGGTACTGGTAAGGATTATTCAACTATTGTACGCAACTTAAACGATATATCTTCGTATGGAAGAATTATTGGTGGCGTAAATGCCGCTGGTGGGAAACGTGGAATTGCCGAAGGACTTGGTGCTACAAATATTCGAGCTCTTTTAAACGCACAGAAAAAAGCCGTACCTATTGGTTCGGCATTAGATGTAGCGCAACATGATGCCTGGGTTGAAGTAAAAGATTTATTAAACCTAAGCGAAGCAAAAAGAGCAACTCTTCAAAAATTAACAAGAGATGATGTATTGGAAATATTAACTCGCGCTGGGTCATCTACAGACGCCAACGATGTTGGCGCTGTTAAAGAATCTATTGCTTGGATTTTTGTGCGCTCACAATTAGATAACCCCAATTTTGCTAAAGATTTATTAGATAATCCAACCAAAAGTTTTGAAACAATTAAAAGAATTCTTAAATCTGCCGAAATTCAAGAAAGATATGCTGCAACTTTTGTATTAGAAGTTTTTGACCCAAAAACCGAAATGATGGTTATAAAAAATATTAAAGACCTACCTCCAGAATTGCAAAAAGCTGGACGAGTTATTGAACTATATGACGCAATTGATAATTTAGAAAAACAAGCAGCTCAAGTTAATGAACACTTAACCCGCGTTCCAGACACACGCAGCAATGTTATTGCGGCATCAATGGATGACGCATTTGGCGATGTTTTTACAAGTTTACCACCAAATACGCCAATAAATGGTAAAGCTTGGCCAGTCATTATAGACCATTTAAAAACTATATATTCCGAAGTAGACCATGGGATGCCTGAGCTAGAACAATACATTACGCGATTAGAAGCATTTACTAAATTACCTAATCAAGAAATGACCTATGACGAGTTGATGGGAGACATTCGAAGTAGGTTTGGATTGGGTGTGCCCACTTCCGAAAGAGGTAGCGCTCAATTCAGTATGCAAGATTTGCGTTTAAGCGCACAAGAACGTGCACTATACCCATCAAGTGACGAGTTTGAATCATTTAGACCTCGCATTCTTCGCAAACAAAAAAATGTATTAACAGAGTTGGAAACTGCCAGAACAGAACTAAAAACAGTTACTAATAAATTGACGACAACCCAAAAAGAAGAATTAGCAATAGTTTTGGGGAACGTTGCAAAAGATTCTGTTGAAGGAAGTATATCCGAACAGTCAATGGCACTTGCTCGGGCAACTACGGATTTATACCTAGAACAAGAATCAATGTATGTATTACATGCTGCAAATAAAGAATTGTCCCAAGTGGGACAATCTTTAACCCCACAAGGACACGCACAGTTAATGAACTTAACTCATCAAAGATTTGCTGCCACAAACGAAGCACATTTAGTTAAGTTAAATACTGCTAAAGAGTTGTTACATAAAGTTGCTCAAAATGTTATGAATTCTGGAAAATCTGGTGTTGATTTTAAATTACAATTACAACAAGAACTTAAAGACCTTTTAAAAAATCCCGAAACAAAAGACCTTATTGAAGAATTATTTCCCGGTATTGCTTTACATATGCGCGTTAAGGCCCTTGCTCCCGAAGCATTACTTCTTAGCGGAACAAAATCTTATCAAAATGAATTAAATATTCTTGCTGACACCGAACTTAGATATTTTGGTGTTTCTGGTTCTCAGTCTCTTGGTGGCGCTGGCACTATTGACTATGCTGCTCCTGGTTTTGTTTTAGACGAAACAACAGTAAGAGATTTGGAATCAGGAAGAAGATTACAAGAATCAACTATGGGTTCTCAGGGTTTACAAAAACAAGGTATTTTGGACAAACTTTATAACAAAAAACATACTGCCACCACAACTTATATTGAAAATTTAAAGAAAAAATTAAACCTATCTAAAGTTTTAACCGAAGAACAAAAGAAAAATGCTCGTTATGAACTTGACATTTTGCAAGGAAGACTTAACGAGGTACACGCAGGAGTAATGGCAGATGCAAAAGCAACTAAAGAACTTTCAGCAAGAAGTGGTGGAAGTTCTCGCTTGCGAACAATACAACAACGAGCAAGGGGTAATGCTCGTGGAAATTTTGATGTTAATAGCATTGAGCGAATAGTAGCAAAAGCATTAGATAGCAACAATACTTCACCACGACCAGTAAAAGAGTTTTTTGCAGCATTGTTTGGTGGAGATGACTTTAAAGTTCCTACTGTTCGAGGCTCAGAAGCTCGTAGGCTAGAAGGTCTTAGTTTCTCTGTTGTGCGACCCGAAGATTCTTATTTTGGTAGAAACATTCAAATAGCCACTGAGGCACGCGATACTGCCAGTAAACGGTTGTATTCTACAAATCCAACCGAAGCAGAAGCAATGTTGCATAAAGCTGATTATGTAAAATTTTTACAAGATGAATTAACTAAATTGGAAGAAGCAATTAAGGATAGACCCGAAGCATTTAAACTTCTTCAACAAGCAAATAAAGACTTGGATAGAGCAGAAAAAGCTGCTGGTGGAGTGTATAACGAACAAACACGACAGTGGGAAGGTGGACTATCTTACACTGACCGCGTAAATTATCTTGATAATTTAGCAGTAATAGCTGGAGAGACTTTTCCTAATCAAAGAGTGTTAAACGCTGAAACTGGAAAATGGGAAATTAAACGAATACCTGGAACCACCAAAAAAAATGCTTCTGGTTTATTGCCAGAAATAGGTGCTCCATATAGTCAACCAGCTCAGTACGGTCCGGCTTTGGCATCAAAGCAAATGTCTTTGGTTCAGGGCTTGCCAATCCCCGAAAAATCATTTACTCCTAAAGAACTTGAATTATTGAAGAAACATAAACTGGCAACAATTTTGCATGACAGGTTTATTTCTCAAGATGAATATGGTTTTGCTTTGAGGGCACAACAGGAATATAAGTTCAAAGACCAGTTGGCTGAAGTTGATTTAACAAAAGTTGACTGGACGGTTAATGGTGACACAACAAATGCTATGTCGTGGGATAGAAAACTTGAACAAACAATTTCAAAATCTATAGCAGCTGATGGTGGACTTGAGCCATTTACAAATTCCGATACAATTTTTGAAACAACTGCAACACCATTTGCAAAAAATATAAATACGCTTAAAAGTCCATTTGACAAAGACATTGGTACTTTAATTGGTCGAATGAATGATACAAATCGTCCTAGTTTGATTTTTATAAATCAACAAGATGGTCGTGAAATTTATCTTAGGGTAGCTAGAGAACAAGATGGAACGCCTTTAGGTTATTTAGAAAAAGCAATTCACGACCCCAACGGTGGACCATTATCCAGCGTTGGTACAGCAACACAAAATGCTCCAGCACCGCCAAATACGGAATGGGTTGCAATACCAAAAATTAATCCATCAACTGGCGAAATATATCCAAACGAATTTACCTACACTTTGCAAACTAAAGTTGGCCCTGCTGTGCCTTCCGATACGCCGTGGCAAGAACAGATTCTTTCAAGAAATAGTGTTCGTTGGGAACCTTGGGACTATCGCAGCGAACAAATAAAAATTATTGAACCACGCGAAGTTGCGCAAGAAAATACAAATGTTATGCGGAAGAAAGAACTACAGCTTAATGACGCGGGCGGTAACGGCACCGTGTTTGACCCCGAAGAAGTTTGGATTAAGCACAATCCAGCCAAACTAGCAAGCGGAGATTCTCTTGTTGCTTCAAACATAGTAAACCCTCCGTATTACACAAAAATGTCACGATACATTAGTGCCGAAATGCCACCTGAACCAATACTGGACCACCTTGGCAATCCAATGAGATTTTCTGCAGTAGAACAAGAAGCTCTTCATGAAAATTTTACAAACCCAATATACAACATTGTGCGGAATCCCAACAAACAAGTTTACTCAAAAGAAGTAATGCGTTTGCAAGATATTATTACAACAAAATCTGCAGCAATTGTTGACATACAAAAAACAATTGACGGAAGTCTTCGAGGTCGAATTGGCAACAGTTCAGCTGAGCAGGTGCGACAAACTCAAAAAAGAATTTTATCAACCTTTAAAGAAGACATTAAAGATGCTGAAGACAGTTTACAAAAGTTACTACATGCTGCGGAAGTCTGGGATTCCAGAACTTCCGCTAATCAAAAAGTAGCAAGTTTGTATAATTCTTTTGATAAGGGAACATTTGGAAAAGAAACTGGAATAAATAGTGGTACTCAAAAACCACATAATGCAATTAAAAACTGGTTACAAACGCAGGTAAGTTCAAACCGAAATGTTACTGCGTCTGTTTCCGATGCCGTTAAAAAGGGTCGACAAACTATTGGTAAGGAACTTTGGGACAAAAGTGGATACAGTAAAGTAGTTAATGAAGCTAATAGTTTGGCAAAAAATGTTGAAATAAGTATTTCGCAGTGGGCTGACCAAGATGCTCAAGTTGTTACTAATTTAATTCGAGCCAAAGAAAAAATACGCAATGTTGGTGAATTAAATGGTTTAACTGCTGACATGAAAAAAGCGTCATTGCAAAACGAACTTCAACAAAATGGAGTAACGTTTGGCAAACAAGAAATACCAATAAATACTATTTCTAATCCATTGGAACAAACTCCATCTGGTTCAAATATTCCAAGTCTTTCAACCAACACAACCTACGCACCAACAACAGCTAATGCTCCGGCCACGATGGCACAGTTGCGAACAGGTGTTGCTGACGTTTCGGGTAGGGTAACAGCCGACCTAGAACGTGGACCTTTTGTTCAGCCAGCAGCAGTTTCTCGTGAAGAGATGCTTTCGCAAAGTAGACAACAATTACAAGATTTACAGCTTGGCCCAGAAGCTCAGCAAGCATCGCAGATGCAGGCTGACCTTGGTTGGGCAGAGTTTGTCAATCAAGATGTTTTACAAGCTGGAAAAAATTTATCAAAAGAGCGAGCTGCGGTAGCTAGAGACTTGGAAAAGTCCGGCAAGGGTCTTGATAAAGCACAAGCTCTAGTGGCTAAGTTGGCAGAAGACCTAGGACCCGACCCGTACATAAGTAGTCCTTTGGCTAGACGAGCGAGGGATTTGGGAATTATTTCAAATCCAATGACCGCCCAGGAAACGGTGTTGCAAAATGCACAAAAGGCTTACGATATTTCAAGCTTCCTGCATACTGGCGATGACATTGCAGGCGCTTTAGAGAAAATAGATTCTATTCAAAAAGTTATTGCACTTGGCACAAAAGCAAAAGGCAGTTTAAAGTCTCTTAAAAACGTGGCAGATTATCCTGCTTTTGCTACAGAATTTAATATCTTTCACGAAGAAGCTACTAAGTATTTGAAACTTGTTTCAAATCCTCAAGTAGATGAAAAAATTCGTGAACAAGCTATTAAATGGGTTGAATCAAATACTGCATACTTTAAACAAGTTGCAAACATGAGCGAAGCAGAGCGTTTAGCAAAAACCGTAGCAGGCTTAAAAGCTGCTAATTACGCAGACCCAAAAACAGGAGAAATTAAAGAGGGCAAATTGGTTGGAGATAATGCTTTGCTTTATCGACAACTTAACGGCGCCATGTTGCAACACTTTGATGACGGAATGGTTCGTTTGGGTAAACAATTTCCTAACATTCAAGTTGCTGAACCAATTGCAGAATTTGTGCAAAACGTGCACAGATTGCAAGAACCAGCAGTTGCTATGGAGTTGAATCGTTTCTTGGGAGAATACACAAAGTTTTTTAAAGCGTACGCTACATTGAGCCCTGGTTTCCATGTAAGAAACTCTATATCAAACGGCTTTATGTTGTTTGCCGCCGGTGGAAATCCTAAATATTTGATGGAAGGTTTCCAAATGTCTCGAAGCTTGAATGAAGCTTCGAAGTCTGGCAAGAGTGTTGAAGAATGGATTTTGTCATTGCCTTACGACAGGCGAGCAGAAGCTCGGATTGGTGTGCGTGCAAGCGCTGCCTCCGGTGGTGGTAACGCTTCTGACAACTTGCGCCAACTTTATATGTCTGGAAGGTCTGTAAACAATCCACTTACTCGTGCAAGTAAATCTTTGGGACAATGGATTGAGGGTCATTCGCGATTTATGTTGGCATACGATGGCGCTAGACAGGGTATGGACTTTAACACTAGTGCGGCAAGAGTTCAGCGTTTCTTAATTGATTATGAAGATGTTTCTACCTTGGATAAATCCTTGCGTCAAATTATTCCATTCTGGATGTGGACTTCACGCAACTTGCCAATGCAGGTTCAAAACATTTGGTTGAATCCACGCGCCTACAATATCTATGGGAATATCAAACGAAACTTTACCGACCAATCTCAAGAGCAAGATGTTGTGCCTGTTTGGATGAAAGAAATGGGTGCGTGGAAGTTGCCTTTTGGAAACAATCTTTATGCATCTCCAGATTTAGGTTTTAATAGAATTCAATCTGACGTTAATATGTTGCAAGACCCAGCAAGATTTTTATCAAATGTTAACCCATTGATTCGTTTACCAATTGAATTAACTGGAGAACGACAGTTGTTTAGCAACAAACGATTCTCTAAAACACCAGTCGAAGTTAATGGTGGTGCAGGCGCGGCACTTCAACCTTTAATGGAGTTGCTTGGTTATGGTCAAACTGGACCCACTGGCAAGAAGTTTGTTGACGATAAAGCATTTTATGCTTTGCGCAACATTCTACCAATGTTGTCTAGAAGTGAATCTTTAAATCCGTCAATTGGAACTAACCCAGATTCACCAAATCCATTGTATGGACTTCTTGGATTGCCTATGCGAGAAAACAATCAACAGATGCAAAATAACGAATTAATGCGAAGAATGTTTGAAATGCAAAGTGCTGTTCAAAACAATAAAGCGTTAGGTGGACAACCATGAGAGCAAAAAAAGTATACACAGGTAACAGCGATGGAGTTGGACCGGGCGAACGACCTGGCTTAACCGAACTAATTAAACATCTTGTTTACTTTAGTGAAGGTGCGTTGTGGAACAACGGCACCTTCGTGGTTAGACCTATGAGGGGGTCAGAGAGTTTGTCTGTGCACGCTACGGGACGTGCGGTAGACCTAAGTTATCGTAAGACGCCAACTAAAGGGCGACGTGATGGGCGCAAGATGGCAGAGCACATGGCAGACTTTATGGTTCGTCATTCAGACGAACTAGGTATTGAGATGATACTTGACTATTATCCAAAACCGTTTGGTCGAGGATACAAGTGGACTCGGGGCACTTGGGAGAACTACACCAAGATGACGATACATGGTGCGCCAGATGGTGACTGGCTTCATGTGGAACTTAGTCCGCTTTTATCGGATTCCAAGGTGAAGGTTCGGGAAGCGTTTCTGAAACTGTTTCCTCAGGATTCAAAAAGCAAGTAATTTCAGGGCGTTGAGCAAACTTGCCATTTAAGTATTCTTCAAAGTGTCCTGCATCTCCATATAGCTTTTGTGCTATACCAAGTGTCAATGGTGCAACATAGATAATCATCTCGTGCGGTATCGCCATGATACCGCAGAAGTTACTACCGTCTTGGTCAATTGTGGACGCAACATGCAGATAGTTGTTTTGGTCGTGCACAATATAGCCAATGCTGACATTGGGTGTTTCCGGCTTAGGTGAATAACTATCTAGGTTCATCCATTCGTCTTCCGAATACGCATCTGTCCATAGTACGATTACTGGTTTCATATTGTATTACTCCATATCATTCATAGGGGTTAATGTCTTCTTGAACCAAATGTTGCTCAACTGCTTCAATAAAAGAATCCATGAATTGAACAATGTGCATCCAATCCTTGATACTCCCATGTTTGCCTCTAGCGTATGAACGGCAAAGCTTAATCGCGCTGTCGTTGCTTGCACTAAGTACGATATTGACTCCATTGTTTAAGTTGCGCTCAACTGCTTCTGCGCTAATTTCCATTTCCTCAATTTGATTAGCTGGAATAATGTCGTATATCCAATCGGGAGTACCATTGGAATTCTCATTAGCCATGACTCCCCAATTCCAAATTGAACGTTTCGTCGTGAAGCATCAGGGCTATTACGCAATAACCTACGATGTCTCGCAGTGTGTCAACTGCAGATTCATTTCGTGCTTGCTTTGACTTAAGGTTAATCAACCTTTCAACTTTGTCAGACAACCGAACAAGAACACCCTTCATTCCAAACGCTGTTATGTTGCCATGTCCGTAGTCGTGTTGTTTTGATGCCAGCAGTGTTGCCATCTCGCCAGAGTCCCACTCGTTGTTGAGGCGCAAGTCTTCGACTGCCTGAATAGCAATCTCTGTCCACAGTAGCGATACGGGTGCTTCATCTTGTTCAAATAAACATATTCGCCCAGATGTAATTAGCCGTTGTAGTTTGTCGGTGTCTACTTCTTTTGACTCTGTTCCGAGTGATGCAATATGCATCACCCATTGTGTCGCTGATTGGTCCCATGTGTTAACCACTCTGACCTTCTTTCTGATTAGGGGGTGCATTGTTAGTAGT